GTACTGCTAATACGAAGCACGTTGTTCCAATTCTCTGCAAGATAATTAGTTAAAGTACTTTCGGCACTAACGTCCATAGACTGTACTTGGCTTTTAATATTCTTAACTGCACCAACAACCCATTCAACTATAGGTTTAATGTCATAGTCAATCAAACCAGCCCGTTTAGCAACCATCAATCCTGTTATGCCATCTGCTACTAATACAGAGTGAAAACGATCTGCTGGGGTAAACCCGCACTTTTGATCAAGCCGATACTGAGTAGTCTTATATAACTCCTTGATGCCAGCAATATCATTCATAACATACTGTAAAAACGGAATATATGCGTGTCCGTAGTTATGCTGTAATGCGGCACTTAATTCGTCGGTTTCGGTTTTATCTAAACCCTCTACAGGCTTGGCACGAACTTCAAGGATACGCATGGCTTCACCTTTTGGAAGAGCCTTGTAGATACTCATCTTCTCCATAATAGAGGCATTACCTGTGCTTACACCAACTTGTTTCCAAGGTTCACCACGATGACGCTCACCATTAGATGATGCAGTCATACGATTCTTTTGTGAACCTGATGTGTATTGGTATACGAAGTCACTCAAATCTTTAGCCGTAGCATTAGTAACTTCATCCATCGGTAGGAACAAGTTGTTATATAACTCAGCACGTAACATCTTAGAGTTTGTTGTATCTGATTCTTTTAACACCAGCTTGGTAGGATCACCCCAAACACTAGCCCCTGCAAACAGTGCAGTAGTTTTACCAATACCTGACTCAGGACTAAAGATGTGCAAGAGTGCCGCATTGATAGGTGTAAAGTCCGTGAAAATCGAGCCGAACGCAAGACCAATCATGAATTGGTGCATCTCCATTCCGGGTTTCTTATAGAAAGCCATAGCTTCTCTCCACGCATCCATACTGCCTTTAGTTTGAAACGCATGAAACAAATGTCCCGTAGATGATGACGGTGGGTTATGGTCTACACGATCTGCACGAATTTCTTTATCACCAATAACAAACGCTTCATATTTTTCATCGACCCAACCAAACTGCCGTCTTGCGGTGTCGGCTTTACCTTTTAATTGCATGTGATTTCCCCAAGCTATTAGATAAGACATAATCTCATCTATCTTCCCTTGCCATAAACCTTTAGAGGACAAGTACTTCCTTAATTCTTCTTTTGATGTAACTGCAGATGCAGGCATTGTGAACTCACGCACCCCATCTCTAGGCAGGTGTAATCGAACAACTACAGCCTCACCCACTTCCGAATCATCCAAGCGACGAGTCATATACATATCATTGTGATATACCAGCACCTCTACTTCGTCATCCTGCTTAACAACTCGTTTGTAGATGCCTCCATTTTTACCCCGGAAATATGGCTCGGGGTATTTTGGTATAACGTATGTCTGTGTGTGACCTTGATCTATCTGGAACGGAACGTCTTCAACAATGTTATCGTCATCATTAGCTTCCTGCACTTCTCTGCCAAGAACAATAGGCGATTTAATTACACCTTTGTGTACGCAGTTGTCACAACCTTTAGGGTTATATTCCTCAAACTTAACGCAGGTATAAGGACCACCCTTGATGTTACGTACCTTTGCATCTGCAAACTGCTGACTGTATTCAGGATGATGCTCAGATATCTTCTTAATCGCAATATCCGCATCTATACAAAATTTGGCGATACTTAGCCCTGCTCTCCACATAGGTTCTGGCATAGTGGCCTGCTCTTTAATTATATGCGCAAGTTGCTGACAGCCTTCACCTTTTATGGTTTTAATCATAATTGTCTTAAACCGATTGGTGTAGTTGCCAAGAATAGCCTTGGTTACATCATCCATCTCACCACGTGGTATATAAGACTTGCGAACAATAGGTTCACCAATAACATCTTTTAGTGTGTCTAGTTCATATGAGCCAGGTGAGCTACCGATTAACGTAACTGTTCTAGCTTCGTCGTTCTTATAATTCAAAGTCCCGGGGACACGCAAGATTCGTACAGAGTCAGCCGTTACCACAGGATCAGCAAACAAGTCGTATTCGTCGCACATACTCTTTAGCTTCTCAGCCAAAGGCATCCATGTTTCACGTGAAACAGGTTCAGACAAAGGCCAATAAGCATGTACTCCACCACCTGAATTTACAAGCGTTGGTTTCGGCATTCTTGTTACTAGACAGAAACGCTTTAAGTCTAGTAACGCTTCTTTTTGTGTCTCGTAGGGTTTACCCTCACCACAATCCAAATCCACAAACAGTGACCTTAACTGCTTAACATTAGCAGTCTTCCTTGACTTCCCATCTTCAAACGTAGCCAGAGCATAGTAAGCATCATAGCCTTCGTTCTTTAAGTTTTCAGCAACACTTGCCGCATCTTCTAGTTTTGCAAAGAATTTCTGAACAGGCTTGTCCGAGTCTTTCTTTAGTCCAACTATGCAGTAGTATCCTTCATCCCCAAGGACTTGCTGTAAAAATTCTAAATTGTTCATAGCCACCCAATGTTAGGTGGGGACGGTATTTAGGATACTCGTTTAAGCACTACGACCTTCAGCTGTGTGCTCCCCAAAACTTCTAGTTATCAATCATCCCATTCGCCAACTAGGTCTTCTAGTTTAGGCTCGTTACCAACCGCAACTTTCTTTGGTGCAGTTTTCTTGGGTTCATCAATAACTTCTACTGCTTCTACTTCGGCAGGTTTTGCCAACGCTGGTTTCGGCTTATCCTTAACACCATCAGTCTGTGCTACCGTCAGGGTAATGGCGGCTACTGCTTCCTTAGTTTCTTTGAGTTCTTGGATTTTCAAAAACTCATCCTCGGTTACAGGACGCACAGGCTTAAATACTAACTTAGGTGTAGGGCTTGCTGTGTCAAACCGCATCTCAGTAACCACACCGGTAATGGGGGTACCGTGGTTCTTAAGATGGCGAGCATATGCCTGCAGAGGTAGCTTACCTTTTTCACCATCACCAAACACGGATGTCGGTGGCAGTACTAATTGGTAAACTTCTTCTTTATCAATTTCGCCATCAATTACAACTGCAAGGCGCTGCTGATAACGGCAGGCACGGCTTTCACCCTGACCAGAACCCTTGATGTTTTGTGGGCAAGATAAGCAGGTGGCTGCTTGCTTATTCTCAGCTTTAACTTTTTCATCAGGGCGTTGGCTGTCGGATGACCAGCAAGTTGGAGATACTGCTTCACCTTCGGTATAACTACCAGCATAAAATATGCGGGATACTTTCGGTGCCGCTTTAATAATTACTACGTTCATTGAGCGTTCTTCCGATACACGAAACTCTTTACCCCCAATGAACTCACGGAATACTCCGCCTTTAATGCTAATACGACGTGCACCTAAACCACCGTCGCCTGTACCAGCTAGTGCGTTAGTTGCATCATCTGCAGTTGCCTTTAAGTAGGCTGGCAATCCGCCTTTAAATAGAGTCATTTCGCTCATCATTATTCTCCTGAAATATAAGCGCCAATTTTCTTGGCAATATCAATAATACTATCGGAATCTACATCTTTGGCACGTGTTGCAAAATCAATACACATTGCTCGAAACTGCTTTTGCATTTGTGCTTCTTGTTCTGCTTTTACTACTGGGTCTACTGCTACTTGTTCGAGTTGTTCACTCATATCATTCTCCTTAGATATCTTCGTCAGGGTTAAAGTTTAATGTTAATTGGGCATCGTTCGGGTCAGCGTTGACCGTTAAACTCCCATCCGCTTCTTCTCTTACTAATTCACCGCCGCTTAGTTTCCGCAAGGCTTGTTCCACTTCACTAATTTTGAAACGATATACACCGCCAATCTTTAGTGCAGGGATTAAGTCTTGTCGAATCCAACCACGAACAGTCGATACGGAAACAGAGAAGTGTTTCGCAATATCTTCTATTGGTACAAAGGTTTCATCAACCATCTTATTTCCTTTTAATTGTCACGGAATACTCCATGTTTGCATTAAGCCCCGGCGGAAGCAAGTCGGGGTTTTCCTCTAAAAATGCCTGCATATTAGATTGGTTAATCGCTTTCACTAATAATTCAGGCACACCATGTTCAAGAATAAACTTGCCCATAGATTCCCAGTCTGTTGTTGCATACTTTGTCTTGACGGTTCGGTATACTACACCAGCATCAGTCCTTAAACTTTCAACTCCAAGTTCTTTCATTTGGTCAAGGATGGCAGTCTTAACGGTCTGCATATCATCTTCCAACTTTCCAATCTTTTGTTTAAGTTCGTGGTCTAATTCGCTTTTCTTTTCCCGCATCTTGATGTAGACACGAGTAAGTTTTTCTATTGAAACTCCTTCATTTTCCATCTCATTCTCCCTATTAAACATTACTTTATTCAAGTAAATTCTTGTAAAGTTCAACTAACTTTACGTGATCTGTTATACGGTTGTCAAGCATTTCATATATATGTTTTTCAGCGTTGCTTCCTTGCAACCTAACTACCGTAACTGGATGCTTCTGTCCTGCTCTATGCGCCCTTGCATTGGCTTGGGCATATGTTTCTAGGCTTGGGGTCGG